AATATTATGGCCGACAACAGTATCTGCCACCTCAATGTGGGATATTGCTGTCGTGATTGAATGATTACCCATCGGTAATGACTTAGGATCATCGGAATACTTCTCATCATTGTATGCTTCTGTTAAGTTATCGTTGCAATGGTGTAGTACAATACAATGTATACGTGATGCTCTATTTAGTAACCCGTTGCTTTCTAGGTCTAATATCACTGTTCCTACTCCAATCGTAGGTTTTATCAACGAATTTAGCTCTTTCAATTGCTTCTTTGCTAGGTGGGTTAGGTCTATTTAATTGTAAATATTGATCTCCGTAATATTCTACTAGTGCTGTCTTAGTATAATCATACCAAGGGTGTACATATTCACTCCCTTCAAAAATCCGTGGCTGGATTGAAAACTGGTGTTCTCTCAATTTCATCTTCTTTGAATCTGCAAGTGGATAAATCATAATTCAACTCACACGCTCGACCAACTTCGCCTGAATAGCGATTTTTAAGGACTCTAACAGTCGTAGGTTTTCGATCAGAGTCGGCCTGTTGATCGACTTCGAGGGCAACGACAGAATCTGATATTTGAGCAATGCTGTGAGATCCTCTAAGTGAGGACAAACTAACTCTTCCTCCTTCCTCATGACTATGCTTGTCATTACTCCCTCTCCGTAAATGTGATACTAAAAATAAAGATATACCTGTTCTCTCTACTAATGATCTTAACTTCGTCATGGTGGTATCTATCATTCGCCGTTCATCACCTTCAAGACCACTCAATAATATACTTAAGTGATCGAGGAATATAACACGACACTCCAATCCACTGGCAAGGTATTCGATCCTATTGTAAATAACGTTCGGGTCAAAAGAACCAAAGCCATCAAAAAGGTAAAGGTTCCAATTAGCAATGGAATTACGAAAAGCTTTCTCGAGTTCTTTTTCATTATGTTCACCGATGTTATAATTTTGCCCAACAGCTGTGGACATCAATCCAAGTGCTGTTCTTCTATTACTTGCCTCAAGCTCCAAGATCCCAACTGATTCCCCCTTCTGCAAGAGGTCAGTTGCAATGTGACGCATGATTGAGGTCTTTCCACTACCAGAGCCTGCAGTAAAGGTAACAAGTTCCCCATACCTGATCCCGTGTAGTTTCTTATTGAGCCCTTTGAATGGATACTCATGGTCATACGGCTTCTGCGGTGTTTTAACTATTTCTAATAAATTCTTACCATCTATAATCCCATCTGGTCTATACGGTTTTGCATCCCATATAGCTTTTCTAATCGCTTCTGAGTCGTTAGCTTGTAATGCTTCTGACGGGTCTTTATATGCCTCCATACGTGCGATCTTAACCTTGCCTGGAGGTAAGACTGATGCAGCGTCTTCTGCTGCTTTTCTGCCTGGTTCATCGCTATCAAAGAATAATACTATTTCTTCATATCCTTGAAATAAAGGTATCTGTTTTTGAATATCTTTCTTTGCTGATGCTGCTCCATGTGGTAACGAAACCATTGGCCAAGTAGGCATCGCTTCGTAACAACTAGCAGCGTCTAGTTCACCCTCAGTAATAACAATCCTTCTACCAGAAGTAGGGAAAAGATACTGAGCGAATAAGGTATCAGTGGAAATTCCTTCATAACTAAATATTTTTCGTTTGTTTTTTACTTTAAGTCCTTGTAAGACTCCATCGCTCGTAAAGTATGGAAAGAGGAGAGTATCTCCATCTCTGTGTATCCTGAAAAATCTGCAAGTCTTTTCAGAAAGTCCTCGTCTACGCAAAGCTTGTGGATGTCCTCGGAGCTCAATCGTGTCATTTGACATTTTTTCTGTTGACTGTGAATTAAGATTTATACCCTCTGCGGGTGTGTAAGTTTGGCATGAGAAACAGAAATAGTGGCCATCTGAATATAATGAATTAGCATCAGATGAGCCACAATTATTGCAAGGCTCATGTCTTACAAATTCTGCATCGGTCATATTAACCAATCTAATGGGATGTCATGGAAATGTGTCCATGGTATTTCGTGGCGTTCACACCACTGGGCGTAAGTTGTTTTTGATTTCTTACTTATTGTGTTATAAGGTGACTGAAATACCATCCTTATATCTGCATCTGGGTTATCCCTTTTAACTGCAAGGATCTTACGCCTGTCTGCTGCGTCCCAGTATCCCTTAGCTTCGAGGAATATATAGTTTGGAAGACAGAAATCAGGAGTGTAAGTATGCTCAATTGTATAAGATAGTTTCTCATTCTCGTACTCATAACTGACACCAAGCCCTTCAAGTAGATCAGCGATCCTCTCTTCGAGCTTGGATCTATATTTTATTGGTTTATCATGCTTGGACTTAAGTTTAGCATATGCTTTCTTAGCCCAAGCTACATGATCTTCCTTAGAAGTCTTCTTCTTCGACATTATCGGTGGTTTCCTGAGCAGCAGCCTTAAATCCTTTTGTTTTACCAAATAGATCTGCTACCTGTGTTTCATCTAAGTCACCTGAATCAGTACCAGCTGCTTGAGCATTTAACTCTACAACTTGTACACCAACCAACTTAAGAGAACTACCATAGGTAACTCCATCTCTGAGGATATAAGGCTTCTGAAAGAAACCAAGTTTAACAGTAGATCCTCCATAAAGCGGTGTTTTCTTATCTGTAACAGGTGAGCCTTCTGTATCAACTACAGGAGGTCTTTTATCTTCACCCCATGAGAACTTAAGTTTATACTTACCCTCTGCAACTTCCTCCCATGGAGTAGGTTTTAGAGTAGCTCTCTTAGGGTTCTTCAGCTTGGACTCAGCCCATTTAAGAACTTCAGCCCTTTCGGTCTCTAGTTTATTAACTATGTCTTCATCAACTACAGCTCCAAGAGAGTATCCAAACTTTCCAGGTTCTAGTATAGCTTGGTAACCTTCTAACTTTACATTAGGTGTAACATGTACGTTTTTAGACATCACATACACCCTCATCTAGTTTGTCAAGATCTTTGCCTGTCTTTTCAGCAGGTGCTAATTCCTTAGCTAGATTTTGACGGTACTCTCGTAGTTCTGCAAGCTTATTATCGACAGCTTGTAATCTTTTTAACTTAGCTTCCCTTTCGGCAGCTTGTAATCTTTCTTCTGAGACCACTACTATCGTAGGTGGTGCAAAGAACGTATCAAATAATGAATACATTTAACAAAAAAAGTATGTTGAGTCAATCACGGCTTCTGGTTTAAGGTCGCCTATGATCGGTGGTTTTGTTTCTGCCCCTATCTGTTGAGCAAATTCACTTAAGTAATCATGCTCCGCAAATAAGTGCATATAAGTTTTCCTTATATTAGCAGATAGTTCATCCATATCAGTAGCTCTAGTTAACACACTGTCATGTATTAAAGCTATTGGATGATTGAAATCTTCAATACTGAGGTGCAGTAGTGAGGCATCTAAAGAATGTATAAGATTGGGTGCTGTAGCAGCTTTATGTCTGTTTAAATCTACTTCATTCTTATCCTCAGTCGCTACATTCATCTGGCATCTGCCTAATAATTGTAGTGCTAATACCTTAACCTTCTTCTTCATTATACGTTGTTTAACAATGAAACCAGAAGGTGTAACCCATTGAAGTTCGGTTGAGCCTCTCTTGATAGCCTTAGCTACCTCAGTTTCAATCCATTTCATTACAGACATAGGGCCAGGAACAATATGATTCATAGCATTCCTGACCGCCTGTACGGTAACGGTAAGATCTTCCTTGTCGATCTCAAGTCCCTTCTCCTTTAAGGCGTCACGAATGTAAGACCTGTTTGAAAAAGGTTTAGCGTTGTAAGGGATAGTCATAACAGTGCGTTTGACACACTTCCTATCCCATACAGAGTGTAAATGTTTTGGTATATAAGGTTTAGCACACTCAGCTACTACCTTATATGCGTCTTGTGGCCTATCAGAAGGCAACACATTGACGAGTTGTGCTGTCTTGCGGTCTCTTGCTAATCCAGCAAGGATCTGAAGGCCACTACATGTAGCGTCCGTAGCTACAAATAACCTCGTGTGTTCTCTGGTACGTTTAGTTACTACCGCATAGTACTCCTCACACGCTGCTAAAAATTGCCACGGTTCGTCCGCTGCCTCCCAGTCACCGATATTTCCTATAGGATCTTCAGCTACTCTGGTAATCAACGGTATGTTATTCATCACCCAGTCCAATCGTTCAGACATAGTTGACTTGTCTAAACCGTATGTCGTTGCGACTTGGAAGGCGAGCCATTCTTTCCCTGCGTCGGTGATATATGCTTCATCAGCTGCGACAATAAGCGATTTTCCAAAATCTGTATCTTGCACTGTAAGAAACGCAGGAATCGGGTAAGCCCGTCCACGATAATCAAAAGACCAAGGTATATAAAACCTTTCACGATTTTTAAAACGTTGAACTGCTTCCATTGTCATACGTGTGCGGCAGGATCTCTTGAACTCTGCAGCTCTCTTATTCATTACCTCTGCAGCGGCTCTACGATACGCTTTCCTAGAGTCCTTATTATCTGCTATATCAACAGGTTTGGGTGGCAGATCATAATGAATAATCGGGAGAAACTTACCAACACTTATACCAGCCTGTTGTAGTTCCTCTGCAACTCTGGATGTGAACGGATTTAATGAGTATCCAACCTTCTGTATCTTATTGATAAAGGCTAACGGTCTTTCTCCCTGTATAAGGCAGTTATCTCCCCTTCTAACTAAGTCATGGCCATGCATTACCTCATTTAGTATATACCCGCCTGGACAATCTGGCTTCCAATCTTTAGGTTCTATTAACATTGGCCAAGCTAATGGAGAAAATAATTCGGCATTAGCCATGATATCATCTTTAATATCCATAAACTCAGGTGTGGGTGTTATATAAACAGTAGTCTTACGTCCATGTCTGAGTCTTTGTTTCTGAAACCAACCACTAGATGCCATAACACAATCTAATAACCATGAACCTAATCTAATACGGATTTGATTACCCCATGGTTTCCATTGTTGAACATCATATCTATTCATTAATGTTTTAATAATGACTAATTTCTGATGAGTACCACATGCCTTATGCCAATAATTCTCTTTCAATTTAGTTAGTAGTCCAGGTGCTTTAGATTCATAATGTCTCATATGACATTCATCCTCCATAGCTTTACCAATAGAATCACATACATTAACAGCTTCGTTAACACCTTCTTTGTAACTAAATACTTTATCAAAGGTTATTTTGCACGCAATTATACCAGCAATAGCAGCATCTATATCCTTAAGTTGACTGTGAATATCTCTGAAGGCTACACCATTGTGGCCTTGATGTATTCTTAATTTAGTTTTATCTATACGTTCTACAAGTAAAGGCAGTAGAGAGTCAATACTACTAATGCCATAGATAGTAGCAGATGCATAGCTTTGGTCTTCTAATTTAAGTGTTTGATCTTGTAATCTTTTTAGACCACAACTAATCGCTTCACGTTCAAGTTTAACTTGTTCATCAATTTGCTCGGGAGTTGGCATAGTCTTTTAACTCATCGGTGATTTGATCAGCTAATAAATCTTTTATCTCCTGATACTTACTAAAAGTAATATATCCTTTTAACCATCTATTCTCGAGTATGTTCATAGCTTTATCTTCATACTCTTTTATATCATCAAGCGTACGCATCATAATCTTCCTCCTGGGTGTCTAGTAATTCTGGGTAAACGTGATGTACTTGGTCATGTGTACATACAACAAACTCACTCTTACCTTCTTTCATAATTCTAGTAGCTCTTTTCTTACCTCCATCAATAGTACGGTATACATATTCAGTTACTTTACCAGTCTCAAGGTTATGTTCTCTTATAATAGAGTCAATTGACGATGGTATTTCATAACCAAATATCTTCCAGTCCATGAACTCATCAAAAGGTATTTGAAAGAAGAAACTATCAGGACAATCTTTGATAGCTTCATAATTATTAGGAAAGTAAGGTTTCTTTTTCTTTTTAGTCATTCAATAAGTTCCCATAAATGTTCAGGTTTAGCATAATCTCCAATTACAAAACTGTTAGTTTTAAATAGTTTACCATCTGTAGTAAGATTGGTCATTGCTCTTCTAACAGAAGTAAGTGGACAATTAAGGTTTAACTGTTTAAGTACCATTGATGGACTTAAAGGTTTCCTATGTAATTTAAAGTGTTTGTAGATAGTTTTTTCTTGGCTCATTCTATTTTAATTACATCTATTAAATAGTCATCCATGTATGCTGCTTCTTCATAAGCTTCATAAGCTAAATCAACAACATCTTCTGGATCAGAATCAAGATAGTTTGAGTTCATTACGAAATCCCTACCACTTTCTAACTTAACAAGATACTTATGCATGTTAGTCCTCACTCCATGGCTCGTATATTTTAACCCATATAGAATCACCAAATTCTTCGATAATTTCTACATCAGTTGGACATGTATCTAACCATTCAGTGATGTTGTTGTGATACTTAGGCATTTGACTGTGAATTAAGTGTTTTCTTTAGGTGTTTCAACCTTTTCCGTGCTTGCCTCAGTGCTTGAGGCTTTTTTCGTCCTTTGTCTTTTCGCTGGACGTCCCCGTTTTTGAACGGTAGTATCCTTTGACTGTTCATTTAATCCTCTAACTTTAGCTAATAGTATTTTATAATCATCAGCCCAGTTATGTTCAGGGTAATGATGTAAGAAAGCTAATACAGCATTCTCAATTAAGTCATTGTCATTCATCCAAATAAGTGATAGTGTTTACGTGGTGGTTTATAGTTATACTTTATAGCTCTTGCCTTACTATAAATTTTAAATAATAGATCACTACTCATCTGAAGTATTTCTCAATAACTTCTACCTGGTCATGATACCTAGCCATCTTATCTAATTCTATACCTATTGCTTCCGTGATATCAGAATGCTCTCCAATACCAACAGGATGTTCTAAGTATACTAATACATTAGCTTTATGTTTAGATATCTCACCTTGAGCATGTGCTAATAGTGCTTTAATTAATTCAGTTTTCATCAGACTCCAATGTAAGGTTCATTATCACCATAATCATCTAGCCACATGTAATCTACACATACAGCTTCAGCATTTTGCTCTACTTCCGTAGCTACTTCAGCTATATCATAGTCATCATATACTCTAGTCTTAAGTAGAAAGTATGCAGTTTTACTCATCTGATTCTACACCTCCATGATGTTCTACACTTGTTGGCCTATCTTCAACTAATTCATAGTTTAAAGATAATACTGGTAATGCATCCTTGATCCTACGTTTAATAAAACCAAGGATATCTTTTGGATTCGATTTAGTTTTGACTGTGAATGTTACTTTATATGTTTTAGTATTACTCATTGTTGTGGATAAAGTTTGTTTTCTATATGATATGCTAAACTACGTATTTGTTCTAGCACATCTTTGGTACGCCAATGTTCAAATGGTTCCCATAAGTTATCTTGAATGAACTCATCTTTCTCATCTTCATTCCATTCAGTGTAATATTCATCTGGAATATTATCACTTAAAAAGAATCCTGATGCCCATTGTTCACATTGTATCTCATAGTCCATGTTATCTCCATAGAATGTAGCCATTAGTATACCTCCGATTCTTTAGTCACAAACCTCATTGGCTCACCAATTAGTAAACCAACAGCATCTTGTTCAAAGATCTTAGCATATGTAGCACATATATCTTCAATCTTTTCACGATGTTTTGTAGATACTGTTACATACTTAGTACACTCTTCATCGCCTTGCCATACTCCTTGACAATCTCCAACAGTATAACTGCTAAAGGCTACACTGAGTATGTCCTTGAATTGATTCCATTGGTCATCTGTAACATATCCAGATGGTGTGTTACGACCAAAGAACATTTGATAGGTTTCTTTCATAAGCGTTTAAGTAAATAAACAGTAGAGACTTGTTTAGAGTCCCTCAGAAAACCTCCTAAGAGGCTTTAGGAGAGAGTCTAGCATATACTTCCTTGACTAACAACTCAAGGTATAGGAATGGTAACAAACCTAATTCAAAAGGTGTTAATTCAGTAAGCTTTCTTCTCTGTTCAGTAATAATTACTGGTAACTGTGCATCAGATACCTTATTAGATACCTGATATGTTTCTGAAGTCATAGTCTTAGCCTTTGGCTTACGCCTTCTTGCAGGTCGTGGTTTCTTTGCAGTTGTAGTCATATTTCATAGGGGATAGTGAACTGAATAACTTATACTCTGAGAGTAATAGTTGAGACTCATTGAGTGCGTCTTGTTGACGCTGTAAATCAAGTAGATAATTCTTTATCATTGACATTCTCTAAAGCCTCCTTATTTAATTCAAGACGGAATCTATCGATAGCCTTCTTGTCTAATCCCTCAATCAATAGACGGTCAGTTGATTCACCATGACTGCATATCATGAGAGTGTCATGCTCTGCATTATAGTGAACACATGCGTCATTGAAATAGTACTCATGTGTAGTATCAAACCGCATTAGAATATCTCCCGCATAGTTGAGTGAAAGCATCAGGATATGCTAATACTTCAGGTGGTATTGAATCATATACTTCATCGTTAGTGAAGATATACTTTAGTAGTAAGCCTAACTGAGCATTCTCAGCCTTAGTTACGCCTACTACTCCAATTCTTTTAGCCATAGTAATTTGCTGAGTAGGTGGATAAAAGCCAGACGCCGATGGTTAAATTAATAACTTCGTATATTCTGGCTAACGGTTCATACGAGGATCGAACTCGTATTGCTAGCGTGACAAGCTAGTGTCCTGACCATTAGACGAATGAACCAGTGAAGCCTTATTGTAAGGCATAGATTTCATCAGTTTCAGTGACTTCAAAGGCTACCATTTCAATGAAACACCAGACGACATCATTCTTATATGTATCAAGATCTGCAGCTGCTTCATTGAATAGTTTAACTAAGAAGTCAGTATCATATGCATCTCTGATATATTCAGTAAT